GTAATATGTTTGTGCAGTTCCATTGTAGTGAAATTCTGCAAACTTCTCTAAAGCATCGTCAATACGATCCTCTAGTTGCTCGTCTGCAATATCAATACGAATTACAGGAGCACCTAGACGACGTAGGCAATATTCTGCTAGTTCTTGTCGTGATTTAATTCCCACTTATCCACCTGTGCTTGTAAATTATTAAGTCTTTCAGTGAGGATACTTATCGTACGATCATATTCACGACGTAGTTTTAAGAGCTGATACTCAGTTGTGTTACCAGCTCTTACGAAACCATCTTTACTTTTATGCAGAGACACCTAAGACCTCAATTTGATCAATCTCAGGTACAACGTTAGTATTGTCTGCTAGAAGAACAGCTTTAATCTGTACGGTGTTGAATGTATCAAATGCACCACCAGTACTGTTAAAATAACGAGCAACATTAAAGTTACCTTTGTTATTAAATGCAGTTTGACCAAACTCTAGAACGTCAATTACTTGACCGCTTCCAAGTACACTATTATCAGTTACTCGTTGATTTAGAGTAATTGCAGTTGTGTTAGCATTGTTAACTGATGTAACCATGTAGTTTGATGGGAACAATTCGTTGTAGATCTTAACAATTGCACCAGCACCAACATAAGAGTTAGGTGAACCAGACACTGCTGTAACAACTGCTGAGTTAGCACTTGTTGTAAACTTCAATGGAATATTAAAGTCTGTGTCTGGGAATGCTGGAAGACCAAGCTTATATTCAAGGATTTGATGACTATCTACTGCACTTCGTAGATCAGCATTTGTGTCATAAACAAGTGGTGTCCATAGCTTGTCATCAAATGCATCTGAATCTTCTGTGTTGTAGATACGTGCATAGAAGCGGATATCAGTTCCTGCTGGACGATATGCAGATGCATATACAACAAGATCTTCTGCTTTACGCTGATTGTCAAATGTCATCTTCTTGGTAATATGCTTTGCAAGAGCAACACCGTTTGGCGTTACTTCACTGTCATATGTTACACCGTTTGCATATGCTCGCATGTATGCATTAGACACTTGGTTACGATACACAATGATATCTGTACTTCTGTCATTTAGAACAGGAGCTGCGTAATCATTTGAAGATGTAAGAGTGATCTTTGTAATTGCTGATTTGTTATTGTTGTAAAGGTAGTTATTAACTACTTCATGTGAACGAGACAAGATGTATCTACGGCTAGCATCAACTGTTTGTTGCTGACCATTTACAAGCTTATCATATGAACCACCAACAATATATGTTGATCCATTTGAATATGCTAGTGAATATGTTGCAGTGATTGTACCAGAAATAGTTGTTGTAGCTTCGATATGAGCTACAAACTTATCAACAGGTAGATCTTCAACTGCTGTAATAATTGCAGAGGACTGAGAAGTAGAACCAGTTACTTGCTGACCAACAGAAAAGAATGCAGTGTTTGTTGCAGATGAATTTGTAAGAACAAGTTTATTAGCAACATAGTCACCCATTACAACCTTACCAATAATGCCGTTTCTAAATGTTGCTGCGGTGTTTGTAAATGACATTACACTGTTTACAGTCATTGATGTTGCATTCGTAATAGAAGCAACTGCAACAATCTGACTATTAGCACCACTTGTAATAACAATAGGTTGCTGATTTTGCAGGTTCGTAAATGTAGTACCAACGCCAGTGATAATGTCTGAGTTATCAGTGACGTTTATAGTACCGGCAAATGGTACAGTATTAGCAAATACATATTCACCACCAGTGAACACATTTACTCGATTGCTAAACGCAAGAAATTCGTACTTTTCATTAACAAGATCAATTGTAGTTGAGTTCTGCGTATACTTCGCAATATTAACACCAAACTTTAACTGTGCATTTAATACTTCATTTGAAGCAGATGTACCAGTGTAAGAGTATAGTTTACCATTCTTATTTGTTGTTGGTCCACCAGATGGATCATTTGTTCCGGTGATACGATCACCAGCCTTATTAATCCATACATCGTATCCACCGTCTTCTGGTAAAATAACGATACCATAACTTTGGTTAGTTGGTACATTAATTGGCGTTGTGAATGTTGCGGTTGTAATTGCATCTGCACTAGATGAATCATAGATTCTATCATATTCTAAACGCACTTGACCAAGAATAGTTACATTGTTGCTTGCATCTAATGTACAAACGCCAACGGTCACACCTGGATTAACAATACCTGTTTCATTGGTTGTTCGATCTGGCTTAGCTTTAAAATAAAGATCTGCTGCCGTAATGCTAATATTATCAGCATTTTGTACGGCACCAGCATCAACATAAAACGTTTGTACAATATTCAGCATTTTAATCCTTTAGATAAGAGAAGATAGTGAATACTTGCCAGTCTTCAAATTGTTTGAAATGTCATTGTATCCAGTCGTATTACTTACACTTGAAGCATAAGGTTTAGGCTGAATAGTAGCATATGCAAATGACATGTTTTCATCTGTAATTGACATTGCCTTTGGACCAGCAAGCAAGTTATTAATTGCGTTTGCTTGTTCAAATTCACTTAGACCAGCAGTTGTCTGACCATCGTAGAACAATGTAAGAGCAATAACACCACCAGCATCAGTAACAAGACCGCTGCCAATTGAATTACCTTGCTGAGCACACTTTGCAGTTACATCAACGTTGTTGAAGAATAACTTGTGAGCAGTTAATGGCTTTAGACCAACAGCAAGAAGATCAAATGACTGAGGTGGGCAGTAGAACATTTGATTGTCTGCATTCGTGTATGAACCAACATCAAACGTTACTGGGTTTACAATTGTAAATTGACCACGATAATCAATTGTTAATGGTACGTTTGCTACAGTAACTGTTTGTGTATAATCTTTTGGATATACAAATGCAAATCTATACAGACCAAAGTATGTGCTCGTACCACGTCCTTCGTACTTTGTGATACGAATTGTGTAGTATTTGCCACCAGCAGCATTGTGCGTCCATTCAATTTTACCACAATCTTCAAATGTTGGCTTACGATGATATGCATCACCAGCATACACACCATTATTTGACATTGTTTCAAATACTTTGTTTCCGTTACGATCACCAACATCAAGTACAGTAAACTGTGCACGATCTGTTGCTGTCCAGTTAACGGCAGCAAGTGAGTATTTGATAAGATTCGTTTCTGTTGTCTCACCAGGAACAACCCAATTAGGATCAGTTGTCTGGAACACTTCAACTGCGTTTCTGTTATCTTTGAAGTTCATTAATAGACGAACAGGACCATCAGTCTCTGACAGAGTAAATCTGTAGATATCAGAAACCTGACCATTCTTGTTACGCATTGTTGACGTTTGTGAGCCAATGAACGTTTCAATTGATTGCTTTACAGTTGTTACATCAGTCGTTGTTGTAACAGGTGCTACAGGAACAACTGGTACTGGAATGTCAACAACTGCAGGTGGAACAACAGGAGCTGGTGGAATTACTTCTGGCTCAGCAGGAATTACTGGAGCTGGTTCAGGAATTACAACAACAGGTGGTATAACGGCACCATTAGTTGATCCAAGCTGACTAATAAGCGTTTCTGAATTGTATGGAAGAGATACAATACCATTTGATGCACTGTCAGCATCTTGTGGTTCAAGAGAAACAACATATTCAACAGTACGCGGCTGAACAACACCATTTACAATTGTAGATGTAAACTGTGGATTTGTTGTATCAGAACGACTATTATCAGAGAAGCTATCAACGAAGAAACCGAACTTGAAACGATCTGTATCTGGATTATTTGCAGATACGATGTTTCTGTTGCTTGTTTGTGTTTCCGCCATTGTAAGAGCAAGTGAATACTCAACAGCACTCATACGACGATCAAGTGAACCGATATCGGTCATCTGATAACGACGTGGTTGTTGTTCAGAAATCTGAGCAGCAGTATATGTCGTTGACACAGTATAGTTTGCAACACGACGCTTGCTATATTTGTCACTTGCAATCTTTGTATCAATAATCTTTGCCATTTCTGAACTTAGTGCAGAAGGTAATGAAGGATATGCTGGAACAACAAGTTTATTGATTACAATTGATTTATCTGGTTGATCAGGAAACTGACCTGAACCAGGCTGACCAGAAATAGTGATCAAAGAACCGTTTGAACTTGCAACTACAAGATCATTACGTGGCTGATAATATTCGATTGTACCGTAGACAACAGTATCTGGGGCAGGAAATCTCGTCTGACCAACAAACTTGGTTGAATAAGCAGGCTCCGTTGGATTGATAGGTGCTGTACTCTGTGCTGTCTGAAGGACTACAGTGTTAGCAACCAGCGGACGGAAGTCAAATGAATCTCGTGTATCGAAATATTGCTGAGCACCATTAACTTCTGGAAGTTCAACAGTATTAATTGTAGCTGCCATTGAAGGTAATGCAACACCATCTGCAATTGGATATGAGTCAACGGTACGAACACCATTCGATGAACTGTTTAGAACGTCAAATACTACAAGAAGTCTGCTTGCTGTATTAAGAGTAGTTCGTGATGTTGGCTTCTGATAAAGATATCCAAGACCTGAAAGTTCAGGAGTCTGATTGCTATCGATGTAGAAATCGTTAGTTACATCTGTAATACCAGCAGTGTTTGAAGTAAATGTAGTGTTGCTTCCAAGATATACTCCTGATAGACGAATTACATCACTTTGACCAAGACACCATGGACCAGCAACACCAGCAGATGATGTTGAAAGGTTAAGACGAACTGCAGCATTTCTTGTTACAGACTTTGTAGCAATTGTTGGTGTAGTTGAAACATTTGCAATAACTGTAACAGGAGTTGATGGTACTGCAAAGCCAAAGTTAGCTGATAGACTTGTACGATCGTTGCTTACAACTGCACTTTGTAGACGAACTGGAACATTTGCAGGAGCTGCTGGTGAGATTGTAGCATTCGTGTATGCAATTGTTGGAGCTGGTGATACAGTTAGAGAAGTTGGTGAAGATACACTAACAACCTGTACAACAGAAGATGATGTAGTGTTACCAATTGCAATGTATGAACCACTAGTAAACGTATTGAATGACGTTCCTGAACCAGTAACAGTATTTGATCCTACAGTTGTAGATCCTGTACCTGCAAGAGGCTGCGTTCCAACAACATTCGTTGAAGGAATGACAAACACTTGGTCTAGCTGACTCTGTGAAAGAGCACCAGCAATAGGGAATACAGATGGTGAAGTAACACTTACTGTTGCAAAACCACTTGAGTTAACAGAAGCTGATGACCATGACTGCTGGAATGTATACGTTACATTGCTGACATGACGAATCGCAGATGCTGATGCAGTAAAGATAGAACGGTTCTTGTCACTACCATTAAGTGTGATAGGAGCAGTTACGTCAATATTGAAAGCACTTAGTCCATCATTTGAGTAGATACTACGTGCGTCTCCAAGCGAAGCAGACGTATTAACAACAATATCATAAAGGTATACATAAAACTTGGTCGCAACTTTCTTAAAGCCACGAACACGTCCTGTACCGATCTGTGTGCCTGACGCAGTCAGCGATGCCACACCCTGTGTACGAAGCTGAACGATGCTATCGATAACTGGTACACCAAACATTGCATCACAAACAATAAAGTTGCCGTAATCAACGTTAGAAGGTACGTTTGACACAGTAACTGTATCAATAGCCTTATTAATTGCCATCGAGTAGTTACGATCTGTAGCTACACGGTAACCGTTAATGAATGCAACACCTGGATCAACTACAACGTTAAGAGTTGTTGGTTCATTTGCGATACTTGGGCTCTTAGTGTTAACTAAGAAAGGATCGATCACGAAGTTGCCAGATGTCTCATACGTACGGGATGCCATAGCATCATTAATTGCATTGTATGAAGAATTGTCCGCGGTTTTGAATGGTTCGCCGTCTGAGAACTCAACAAGAGAGACGAAATCAGTACGTGATGCTGCTTGCGCAGAAGTAAGAACTACTGCACTTGCTGTTGTACGAAGTCTGTCAGCACCTGGAGCATTAGCGTTTGCAAAGTTACTTGCATTGTCAACTAATGAAGGATCTTGGATGTATGTGACGATATCAGATGTCGATACGAACCCTACAACTACGTTGGAAGGAGTAGACGAATATTTGTCGACAACCACAAACTGCTTGTCTGTTCGAGTGAATGTCTGATTCTGATAGATTACACCTTCGTCTACTGTAACACCGAATCCTAAACCAATTGGATTAGAACCTGATGGTGCTACTGTTACTTGCTTGACGAAATTGTCCGCAGAAATTACTGTCTGATTCTTCTGGGTGACTGATGCGGTATTTGACACAACAATTACGGTAGGTGCAACAGAATAACCTGATCCTGATGATGTCAGAATCGTGTCTGTGATTGTACCGTTACCGTTTGTGGAGATCTTTCCGGCTGCCCCTGATCCATAAACCGTAGAAACAGCAATAGATTGTCCAGTGTTAGCATCAACATAGTTGCCAGTAGACAATGACCATGCAGCAGTGTTACCTGAGTTAAGGTCCGTGTTTGTTGGCTTGATTGTTACTGTTGTCTGAGCACCTTGATATTGGATTGCTGCAATTGCAACATTTGCGCCTGCACCATTGCTGATGATGTCTCCAACATAGATTCCGCCAGTAAATGTATTACCACCTGTAGAGTTTGCAATTGATAAAGCTGGTAGAAATGCAAGTGTATCATTAGGTGAATACCCTGAACTACCATTTACAATAGAAACATCTTCGATTTCATACGAAGGATTGTAGATTGTAAGTGTGTCGTTCGCATTAAACACAGGAGAGTTGTTATCATTACCGCTAGAGATGTAGCGGATGAATAAAGTATTAAGGTTTGGTGCTTGTGATTCGAATCCTGATGCTGAATCTACAACAACACCAACTGTATTTGCACCGTTGCGAACATAAAGCTGCTTGAACTTACTAACATCAACACGCTGACCATCAACGCCATTATCAAGAATCTTGACGTATGGGAGGCTATTAATTGAAGTTACATGACAACCACTTACTACAGATCCCTGTTTGAAGATGTTGTCTCCAAATCTTGAGATCTGCTTCTGTTGAATTGTCTGTAGTTGGTTTAATTCTCGAGCTTGGACTGCACGATCCGGACGGAACAAGACCTTTGAGAAGTTCTTGTCTTCGTTGTAGTCATCGAAATATGGTGCGACTGAAGTGTCGGGATTCATTAGAGTCCTCAGATTAGAATGTAATTGTCAGCTTGACAGTAATTGACTTGTTACTTGCAATATTTATCGGCGCGGAGTTATTAATATAAACTACCGTACCTGAGTTTTTTACTACTGAGTTGGCAGTAGCTGTGTTCTGGTCGGGTGAATATCCGATATTTGTCACTGTACCAGTCGCTTTTGACGTTGCTCCTACGATATTTGTGTATGTAGAAGGAATGTTTGTTGGTACATTTGTTAGTGTAACCGACGTAGAATTAACAGTTTGCACTGTACCAAGCTGTGCAGTGTGGATTACAGATGCATTTCCAGAGATAGCAAACTGGTTTGTTACTGTTGCATACGAAGAATTAGCAATAGATTGGACAGTAGCAAGGCTAACTACTGATGAATTAGCGATTGCAACAATGTCATTCACTCTGATTCCAGCAAAAGTGCTTTGAGCAGACGTGATTGAGTTTGCTGTAGCGACTACTGGACCTAAATCTCCACCTACTTTTCTGTATGCAAGGACGGTTTCACTTGGTATAAACGCACCAATACGGCCAGATCCTGTAACAACAACGTTATTTAGAAGGTAATCACTAACAATACCAATTGCAGCAAACGATGAAACGTTTGCAATAAACGGTGTTGTGTTAGCAATTGTCTTTGCAATCGTTACATATCGTGCATCAGCATCAACTAGAATGTTACCACCATGACCTTGGATAGGAGATGGGTGAGGAGTGATATCTGCTTGACGTAGAACACCTACTGCAGAATTAGCATAAACGTTTGCTGTTGCAAGTGTGTAGTCAGATCCTCGAGCATGAACAATTACGCTTGCAATAGTGTTTGCACCTGGATCAACTACTGCTGATACAATTGCGCTGTTAGCAGATCCAGTGACAATTACCTGCGGACGGATTGCATAAGTGTCATTTACTTGAAGGCCTGAGAATGGTGCACTAAGTGTAATTGATTTTGTTGCGCCGTTATATGCCGTAATAATACGAACTTCGCCGTAATTTACACTACCTGCGCTTGTTACTTCTAACGTACAATTCTCATAAAACCCATTTACCGCAGAAGCAGTTGCAGGAAGTCTGATTGACGTTGATGTTTGAATATCTGTTGTCTGAATGATCCCGTTGAAGTAGTTGTTATATAAACGACCTGCATCATTAATAACAAATGTATCAACGCTGCCTTTTACAGCCTGTGATGAAAGAGCAGTTGCAGTTACAACAGGAATAGTTGTTGGTGTTGAGAACTTGGAAGCAATAACATCAGAGACCGTCCACATAAACTGCCATACATAATTGTCTGCAGTCTTGAAAGGTGGTGCAGAAACAAGGTTAGGAATAGCTGTTGATGGCGCACCGTTATTATTCGATAGGCACTTATAAACGTTAAATGAAGTGCCGCTTGCAACAGTGATAAAGCAAGATGTATCTTGATAAGCATTATACTGGTCATATACATTACCAGCTACCCAATTTACGCGGTCTGTGCTTACGGATACATCTTGGTTGGTGACTTTAATACCGCCAATCATACGAGAGTGGAATTCGCTAATGTCTGCTGCACTATCTACAGCAGTTTCTGCAATAGCTGCCCCCGTTTTATTTCCGATCGTAATAAATGTGTTGTTCTGAGATGCAATAGAACGAGCATATGAAAGAGCAACATTAGCACGAAGTGCAGAAGTAGAAATTGACTGAGCCATTATTTAATCCGAGTTATAAAGTACGTAGTATTTAGGTAACGGTTATCGTGCTCGTAATAGTTGACGTCATATCAATTTCATCATCGAACTGAACAGCACCAAACATCTTTGATCCTGAAAGGTGAACAAACTTTTTGATCAGGTTGTTATATTGATCGAAGCTAAGAGGAGATGTGATCTGATAAGAGAACTGCTGCTGGTAATCATTGTCGTGGATCTTTGACTTCTGACTAACACCGCTTGCAATAATATCAGTATCAGATCCAACAATACCTACTGCACCTGTACGGCAATATCCAGTACCAACAATATCTCTTGTATTCGTATCAACAAATACCACTCGCTGATCTGTGTTCATTCCAACACCGCTTTCTGTAACAACGATCGTATTAGCTACCTGGTTGAAAGCAATTGATAGAGTTTGACCATCAAAGTTGATACCGCCTTCTATAGCAACAGTAGTGATAGCAGATGCCTTCATTACTGTGCCTGATATACGGCCGGTAAGAGTAGCTCCTGCACTTGTTGTGAAGTTGCCGCCAGTTACACGAATAACAATATCATTACCGACGTTTGAAATAACAC